CGCATACGACTAACTGGGCTTCACTCAATTAGAAGGGAAATTTTATTGTTTTTTGGGTTTTTGTTACTTCAACACCTCCACCATAAATGGATTTGTGTGTTTCTTCGCAACTTTTAGGGAAAAGAAAGAAATTTCGGAAACAAAACCCCTCATTCGTACGTAACGAAAGAGGGTGTTGGCATAAGCAGCGATGTCGGAACCGCTGCGGGGACTCCAATCTGCCAACCAAATGTGAAGTCATCGGCACCCGTGACTCTGCACTTTGTTGTGTGAGCAGAACGTATAGCGAGGCTCATCATGGTGCCATAAAGCGTTTGACTCAAGGAGCCAGTGGTGCCATGCTTGTACTGGGCTACGGGTAAATATGGGGTTACCCCGTAATAAGGACATGAGACAACAAAAGAGTTGTTGTCTCTGTTGTCACGATAGAGCATGGGAGCGCTGGCTAAACCTGCCCCATTCATCAGAGACAAGTTTTCTTGAGGGAACGTAGAAGCTAGCTCAGAAGCACAGGATAGCTCTGCTCGAAAGCCTCCGCTGGCAAAGGCAAAAGCGTTGGACAAACGCTCCAAGAATGAGGAAGCGAGAAACATGTCCGCAGTAGAGACTTGAATGAACTTTCCACCAGTGTAGTTCACAGGCACACGTTCGAAAGTGTTGGATGGGAACCTGCGTGTGAGCAAACGCAAGTTGTCGACTCGCTCCCCAACACAAGCGACAGTCCCAATGTCGGACAGGGGCGAGGCAGGGAACAAAGGAACGGTCCCCCCAGACTCCAAACCCTCAGTCTCATCATCTTGGTACACACCCCCTCCAACCTCAGGAGAGGCGACGGGGTAAGATATTCCAACAGTGCCAAGAGAAGGCAGGGTGGGAACAGAGAACTCAATGTCTGATCCGCCAGCTGTATAGACCAAAAGTTCAACATGGTCTGTGGCAGCTGAACCCGCTGAGACTAGAGGATTAATCACGCGGATAGTAATAACCCCGGCCGTAATTGAAGGATCTGGAACGATCTCTTCCCCAGTATACTCTTTATAGAGTATTGGGGTCCATATAGTTGCAGCAGAATAAGGTACTTCAAATTCAAAGGAGGACATTTCATTGACATTCCAAATGTGTCGATAACACTTGGCTGCTCTCTGTTCTGAGCTTATCGGGAGGGCGGCGATACCTGAGGAATAAGAGATCTCAAGGGAGCCGCTATGAAACCGGGTCTTGGCAATGGCTATCCTATACTTTATTGAACCACGCCAAAATCTGAACATCTGAGCAATGAAGGAAAGTGGAGTATGGTGTAAGGCCAGCCCATCTTTATAAACTAGACTGGGCATGACCCTAAAAGACGTAATGATCTCGTCCGAAAGGGCTGAGGCATCCCAGTCAACCTTAAAACACAAGGCCATACGGGATGTAAAATGAGCAATATTCATCTCATCGGCTGCTAAATCAAACGTGTTTTCAGGTAGAACAACTTTCTGGGATTGATAGCTGGCAAGATGGGGGCCCATGATAACGCCACCCATGTGCGCGGTATCGAGATTCGGGAAGACGGAGTTCATGGCCATGGTGTTGTTATCTTGCATTGGAGCTGACAAGCCCGCCAAAGCAGCGATCTTGGCTACTGTTAGTGCAGTAGCACCAATGTCAGCGACAACACCACCAATAGACTTAACTACAGGGGCCACGTACTTATCAATACCAGCCGACAGAGAAGAACTCTCAGTCGGTCGCGATCCAGCCATCTTAACAGTAAATGGGTCAACCCTTCCATTAAAGCGTTGAATAGGGCGGGGTTTTTGAGGGGGTTTTTTCAAAGTAGACTTGGCGGGAGGAGCCTGAGCGGAAATGGCAAAATTAGTTGGAGTGGGTCCCTGCAGCTGAACATTCTTCAGTCTGCAAAAGACTTTGCCATGAACTTGCTGCGCGTCAGCAGTGTTAATTGGAGATAAGACCGTAATATTAAAATAACCCCAATTAAAATAGTCACGACCGCTGACCACAGCCTGCCCATAGGTCTCAATTAAACTCCAATTATGAGGAACAATAATTGGCATCTCTAACTCAACCTCCTTGCCACTAGCGGCATCTATCTCAATACCTGGATCACCGCAAGCTTCATACAAATCGGCTACTTGGCGGCCAAGGGGACGGCAAGACAAAAACAATTTGCCGGCTACGTAAGGTGTCGAATTAATAACCACCTTAACACAAGCAGTAGCACGCAAGAAGGCGTAATTAGCTAACTTCATCTGGGCCATAGGATTTCCATCAAAGAACATCTCAGGTATCTTCTTCTGCATGAGTAGGGTGTCTGACACATTGTCCCAATCGAACTCATGACAAG